GGACCTGTACGGCGCGTCGCTGCTCCGCAACAACCTGAACACCGTCACGAAGTCGCTGAAGGTCAAGCCGTTGCTGATCCCGGCTCTGGAAGACCTGGAAACGCCGTCGGCCAAGATCGATGGCGCGAATGGCGCGAAGGACCAGATCGTTGCGTTCATCAAGCGCGTGATCAAGGCCATGCAGGAAGCGTTCGCGCGTCTCGGTCAGTGGATCGTCGAAACGTACAAGCGTCTCACGAATGCCTTCTCGGCAGTCGAAGCGCGTGCGAACAAGCTCGCCGAACGTGTCAAGGCATCGAAGATGGTCGAAGGCCAGATCGACAGCAAGGCGCTCGCGAAGAAGCTCACCGCGGGTGGCGTGGCCGTCGACGACCTGTCGAAGTACCTGAACGACCTCGCAGCGTTCGCGAAAGCCATGAACGATCCGAAGACGTACGCACCGTACCTCGAAGCGATCGATTTCGCCGAAGAGATGCTCAAGACGCCGGAGAAGGAAGAAGAACTGCGTGGCAAGATCTCCGAAGCGCTCGGCAAGTGGGCGACGCAGATGGAAGCAATCGGTCACCGTGCTTCGTTCAAGCCGGCCGACGTGGCAATCGGCAGCAACGAGAACGTTCTCAAGATCCTCGCCTTCGCCTTGCTCGACAATCAGGTGCTGGTCTCGACCATCCCGTCGTCGGCCGAAGGCATCCGCGGCATGACGAGCAGCGTCTCGAACGCATCGGCTGATGCAGGTTCGGCCAGCGTGCCGGCACTCGACCAGGCAGCAGCGGGCAAGATCTGCGCGCAAGTGGCAGAACTGGCCAAGGCTGCGAAGGAAGCAGTCGACGGCGGTCGTGGTGGCATCAAGGAACTGAACGCTGAGCTGAAGAAGCGCAACGACACCATCTCCGCGATGGCTAACAGCGCGCTCGGCCAGATCATGGACGAAGCCGGCATCAAGAGCGAGAAGTTCCGCAAGGCTGCCGTGTTCTGCAACTCGCTGCTGATGACCGCACCGAAGCTGCCGATCCACGCGGTCAATCGCGCTCTGCCGCGCAGCCTCGGTTACGCGCTCGACTACGTCGCTGCCAGCCTCGGTGGCGCAGCGGAAGAAAAGAGCACGGCCGTCGCTAAGGCCTGAACGTAATACGTGAGTAGGGCAGGGGAGGCCGCAGCCTCCCCTGTCTGAACCTTGCACACCAAAATCGGATACTGGAAAATGACATCCTTTGCAAAAACCATGCTCGGCCTGGAAGAGTTCGCTGAAGAAGTGAACGCCTCCATCGCGCCTGAGCAACCCGTGGATGGCGACTTCAGCGAAGAAACCGCTGGCGTCGACTTCCCGCAAGAAGCTGGCGACATCGACGGCGACGTCGAGCAGATCACCGATGCAGCACAAGGCCTGGAAGACATCATCAGCCTGGTGGAAGATGCACCGGGCGAAATGGAAGCACCGATGGAGCCGTTTGTTCAGAAGGCTGTGAACGTCGCGCTCGAATCGAACGACCTCGTCGAAGCCAGCGGCGGCGCCGTGGCCCTGACGGGTGACCAGGGCAGCAACCCCGACAAGGGCAAGGTCCTGGAAAAGATCAAGGCGTTCGCCGCCAAGGTCTGGGAAATGCTGCGCAACTTCGGCAAGCGTATCGCTGCCTGGGTGCGTGAGACGTGGGCGAAGTTCACCGATCGTATCGTGAAGAACGCCAACCAAGCGCAGAAGATCATCGAAGCGACGAAGACGCTCGCGACGAAGGGCGATGCGAAGATCACCGACACGGGCCTGCTCGAAAAGATCGCGACGTACAAGAACGTCGAAGTCGGCGAAGTCATGCTCGCCGTGTCGGAATTCGCGAACGACCAGGGCGGCAAGGCGTCGGTCGAACTCACGAAGGAAGCACGCACCTGTATCGACGTCGTGGCCAATGGTTCGTCGTCGGCTGATGGCGTGATGGACCGTTTCCTCGAAGCGCTGGCGAAGGCTGGCGGCGAGTACGACGAAGACGCGACGGCGGAACAAGCCCAGGCTGCGGGCGCCGCTGCTGGCACGAAGACGCTCGTCACCAAGCCGTTCTTCGGTGGCTACCGCGCGTTCTTCACGGTGCCGGAAAACGTCGAAGCCCTGAACCACTGGAATCACGGTGTCAAGAAGCTCGACGAAGTCAAGGCGCAAGCAGAAATCGCGGCGCCGGACGGCAACGAGATCAAGGCGATCGCAGAATACGTGGTCGGCCTCGGCCAGCTCGTGAAGATCTATCAGTCGAACCTGAAGACCCTCGACGACCTGAACCGTCAGCTCGACTCGGCAGCCAGCAAGGCGAAGGCCGGCAAATCGGACAGCGCCCAGCTCAAGGCTATGCAAGCCGTGGTGCCGCGCATTATCAAGGGCCCGCAAGTCGCCGCCTACGCGTACGCAACGTCGGCCTCGACGATCGCTCTGCAGTACTGCATGGCCGCGATCGCAGCCCACCGGGGCGAGAAGGCAGCCGAAGCAGCTCCGGCCGCTAAGGACAAGGGCGCTGAGTAATCGGCCTGAGTGAGGAGTGAGGCCTATCTTACGACAGGCTTCACTCTGAAGCCTCCATCGACTTCAAGAACTGAGATCAACATGAAACGAAACCTTTTCACTGCAGCACTGGAAGCTGAAGCCGGTACTGTGGACATTGCTCAAGTCACCGAGCTGTCGACGCTGCAACCGAAGCCGGGCTTCACGGAAGACAAGAGCCTGACGGAAGTGAACGTCGACGACGTCAAGGTCGACAAGGCCTTTGGCGAAGATGCCGATATCGCCGAGCACGACGAGATCGACACGGTCGCGGAAAGCCAGGAACATACCCTGGCCCTGGAACACCTGCAGACGATGTCGATGCGCTACTGCCGTATGGCTGCTGCGCTCGAAGAAATCGCAGAACAGGCTGAAGCCAGCCTGGCACCGGCCGAGCAATCGGCTGAAGAAGTCACGCAAGGCGAAGACGCGGGCGAGCCCGTGCCGGCTGCTAGCGGTGATGGCCTGACGCCGGAAACGGTGAGCCTGCTGACCACGGCGATCGACGCCGCAGGTGTGGGTGAGCCGCTGTCGGAATCGGTTGCCCTCGAAGCGTTTGGTTTCGACCAACGCGTCGCCACGGAAAGCTTCATCGACAATCTGCGCGAGCGCGCCGAGAAAGTCTATGCGGCAGCAGCGAAGTTCATGAAGAAGGCCTTCGAACTGACGGCGGAAAAGCTCAAGCGCTTCGCCGACTACTTCCGCGGCACCACGGCCATCTACGCGAAGCTGGAAAAAGAAGCAGGCATCCTGGCGAGCGTCGCCGGCAAGCCGTTCCAGAACGCGAAGTGGGAAAAGGCGGTGCAGGAGCGTTTCTACGCGCCTTCCTCGACCAAGTCCCCGATCGCTGCTGTCGAAAACTCGATCGCTGAATTCAACGAACTGCTGAAGATCGTGAATCGCGTGTCGAGCGACATGCACTCGCTGAGCCAGGCATGGGTGCTGAGCGAGCCGAAGGATGTCGTCAACCGCATGAACGCGGCGATCACCTCGGCCAAGCCGCTGGCAGAAGTCGGTCGTTCGAAGTTCCAGCACTCGTCGGTTGTCGTCGAAGTGAATCTGCCGGAACGCCTCACGGTCGAAGGATCGGGCGGCATGGAAGGCCAGCAAGTCACGTTCGAAGAAGGCAAGCACGAATTCTCGGCTGGCATCAAGTGTGCCTCGGCTGCAGACGTCACGAAGCTGAAGGAAACGGCTGGCAAGGCTGATCGCGCGATCGACATGGCAATCAACGCCCTGTTTGAAATCGGCGACGATTCGAAGACGCGCCCGCATCGCAGCGGTGGCGGCGACGACGCCGAAAGCGCACGTCGTCTGCTCTCGAAGTATTCGCATCTGATGCGTTTGCTGTCGGATCTGGTGGCGGGCACGACCTTCGGTTCGGCTCATGGCCTGTACTTCAACCACTTCGGCGCGTCGCGTTGGATTCGTTTCTCGATCTCGGAAGCGAAAGCGGCAGCACGTGGTGCGAAGTAATAAGCCTCCGGCTTAAGTAGTAAGTGTAGAAGCGGCGGGCACGCGCCTGCCGCTTTTATGCTGGCTATATTGTGATCGGAGCTCAAATTCCCGTGAGGTACGTATCTACGCGGAGCCTCTTTTGATAACCTGTAGTCGGATAAGACACCATGAAAAATCGTAGTCCTTTCATTACTGCCGCGCTCGAAGAGCTGCAGCAAGAGGCGGGTCAGGACGTCTCCGCAGTTGACGCCGTGGCTGAACTGGAAGCCGGCCCCAATGCACCCCCTGTCACCGAAACCAAGATCGAGTCCGATACGGACGCGGTGGCGGAGCTGATGGAAAAGAATTCGACGCTGGCCGCTGAAAACGACGAACTGTCGGGCGAGTGTTTCGACAACGACGTGCAACAGATCGAATCCACCTCGGACACGGTCAACACGGATCTGGAAGAAGCCGTCTCGGCAGGCGCTGCGCTCGAAGAGCTCGCCTACATCTGTGATCTGGCGGTGAAGTCGGGTCAGGCCAACCACGCAGCGGCTGCCGGCTATGCGATGGCCCTCGAACAGATCTCGTTGCGTGCCGGCCTCTCCGGTAGCCTCGCGGCCCTGGAAGACGGCGAGCTCGCCGAGAAGGGTCCGGACGGTCAAGTGGGTGCGATCGGTGACGCCGCGAAAGCGAAGTCGAAGACCATCCTCGAACGCCTGATGGCTGGCATCAAGAAGATCATCGCCTGGATCGTTGGCGTGGTGCGCAGCATCGCCCAGAAGTTCAATGGCCTGACGGCCAAGGCCGAGAAGGCCATCGGCATGATCAACCAGATCGATGGCAATGCCGTGATCGACGACGAAGCGTTTATCAAGTCGCTGCGCATGGTGAAGAACGCCGGTGATGCGAACGCCCAGTTCCGTCGCTACGCTGAATTCGCCACCAAGACGCTCTACGGCTTCTTCAACGATTCGTTCCTGAACGCGCTGTCGGCGACCGCCCGCAAAGGCGAAGACGATTCGCTGGAAGTGTACGTCGAACTCTCGAAGATCCTCTCGGGCCTGCGTCAGCACGTGTTCGAATACACCAAGATCCCCGACGCTATCGTCAACGAACTGAAGGGCAAGCTCACGGGCAACGCGCAACTCGAAGGCGGCATGACCGAACCGCAGATCGGCGGCCTGCAGCTGTACCTGGCGTTCTCCAAGCCGATGGATCAAGGCGGTGTGGTGAAAGCCGGTGTTGCACCGAGCGAAGTGCCGCTGGTCGAAGGTGGCAGCATTCCTGTGGTCGAGAAGAAGCTCGCCACCGACATGCTCGAACTCGTCAAGAAGTGGAGCGCTGACCAGAATCATCTGGCTGATCGTCTCGCCAAGATCGAAGGCTTTGCCAAGGTCGGCGAAAGCGGCACGTCGGTGAAGATGGTCGAGCTGTATCTGAAGACGCTCACGGCCATCGCGACGGTGGTTGTCCCGCAACTGCTGCGTGTGAACATCCAGAACGCGGCATCCTTCATCCGCTACGTCGAGAAATCGGTCGAAGTGTCGAAGGCCAAGCCGGCTCAGAAGTAAGCGCTCAGTCGACAACCTGGAGGAGTAAGGGGGCTTGCGCTCCCTTACTCCTTTTTGTCTATTAAAGAGATACCATCATGGATACGTTTCAAGCAGGATTTTCGACCATGGGTGGGTCGGCTGATGCGCTGAGTTATCCTCGCGCTGAGGAACAACACCCTATCGACGATCCGGACCACGTCGAGGAAGCGATCGCCTATGCCGCAGAAGCCCTGGCAGCGGCCGAAAAGCTCGAAGGCCTGGACTACGCCGAAGCCGATGCGACGTCGAGCAAGTTTCTGGATGTGGCGGTGGAGTGCTACATCGAGCGCTTTGAGATTCCAAGCTTTGCGCTGGAGAGCGAGGATGACGACGACAAGCCCAAGGCAGGCCGTCTGAAGAAAGTGATCCTGTACCTGTACGCGATTGTCGAGCGGGTGTTCAAGACGCTGTTTGACTTCTTCGGCATGCACAAGGCGACTGCCCGCAAACTGATTCCGGTGATCAAGTCCTACATCGGTCATGCGGATTCCATCTCCGCCTCAGTGGCCTCACAGCTGGTGATCAAGGATCGCTCGCTGATGAACGCGCTGCATCTCGATGGCGCCGCCCCCAGCAAGCCGCACGAACTCTACCGCACCATTGCGCACAACTTCCAGGTTCAGCAGAAGTTCTCCGCCGTCTCGGAAACTGCCAAGCTGGTGTCGGCAGCCAAAGAGAAGAACTACGGTCGGGTGATGCAGGAAGCCCGCGCACTGCACGAGCAGCTTAAGGCTGGGATCGAGGAAGACATGGAGCCGGTCGACCCCGGCACCCAGTCGGCCATCTTCAGTGAGAAGAAAGCCCCCGGTAACTCGTACTACGCTACGGATGCGATGTTTGGCCAGAACCATCTGGTCGGTGTCATCAGTGACGAAGTGCGCGATAACGGTACTTTCACGTTTCACTGCGGTATCCGGCGTGACTCGGAAGTTGCGCTGCGGGTGAACTTCTTCCCGTTGCTGTCACCGGACGAGATTCGCGCGATCTGCCGGACCTCACTCACCGTGTGTGAAGACGTGATCCGCTTTGCCCGCGACGAAGAGCTCCTCAAGAGCGTGTTGCGTGATGCCTCGTTTGCCCGGACCAAAGAACCCGATCAGAGTTCGGTGGTCGCCCTGCGCAATATCACCGCCCTCGGCCAGAACAGCTATATCGTGCATCTGCGCTACACCGTTCGCATCATGCAGTCGTTGCTGCGTTGGTGTGCCCAGTCCATCGCCAAGTATGAAGAGGTGAAGAAGTAATGTACGCTACCTCCGATGCAAGTGGTAATCCCGATCTGATGCAGGAAGTCATGCGTGGTGAAATCCTCGATACCGAAGTCGAGGAACGTTACCACCACCTGCACGAGATCCAGGGCTCACTCGAAGCCCTCACCGGCGGCGCCCCTAGCACGGGCGCGGTCGTGTCGGACGAGAAAGTCCAGCTGACCGATCACCAGCAGCAAATGGTCGATGACTTCAAGACCTTGCAACACGAACACAAGGGTGCGGTCTATGCAGTGGCTGATAAGCGGGCGTTAGAAGCCTACGTGGATAACAAGGGCAATCTGCGTCTGGATGGCGATGCGGAGTTTGTGGCCGTGAAGCCGTTGTCTGCTTCGGTTGCAGCAGCGACCCCGGGTGAAGATCCGGCGGCGCTGGCTCGTCTGGGTCCCAACGTGTTTGGTTCAGTAGAAGTGCACGGGATCGTAGTGCCGAAGAAGGTCGCTCAGGAAACCTATCGGGAATCCAGTGGATTTGCTGAAGTGCAGCCGTTGCCCACCACCGAACCGGAAATGTTTGCGGTGCAGGCCGCAACGGAAGGCTTTGGTGAGATGGCGGCCGGCTTGTTCCGTAAGGCTGTCTTCGGCATGTCCAAGCAGGTGCCGGAAGCGTTCACGACCACCTCCAAGGCGCTCAAGCATTACGTGGGGCTGGCCCAGATGCTGCGTGAGCGCTTGCTGAAGATTCGTCCGCTGCTGGAAAAGCGTGACTTCCCACTCGTGGAGCTGTTTGAGTACGGTGAGTATGCGCGCTTCTTTCAGGTGGGTGGCAAGTCGATCAACTCGATCGGCGAGTTCGAGGAAGCCATGGCGGTGCAGAATGCTGCGATGCGTCTGGTGTACGGCGCCTCGGAAGGTTACTGCGTGCCTGTGACCGAGAATCTGCTCGAAGCGCTGCAGTCGTTGCACAGCTCAGGTGAGCCGGACGTGGGTTATCTGGAGAAGATGCGCGATGGCATTGAGTCGCGTTGGGCGTTCACCTGGAAAGACGCCGCTCTGGTGCCCAAACCTGGTCAGACGCCGCAGCATGCACTGAACGCCTATCCGGATCGCAAGTTCCTCACGCTCGCCCCGTTGCTGGATAACCGTTATCTGGTGGCCCACAGCCCGAAGAAGAACGGCGGAGACAAAGCCGACAGCATCATTGAAGCGCTCAAGCACTATGGCGCCTCGCTGGTGTTTGACAAGAGCGCGTCCAAAGCGACGGAAACGTCGATGCCGGTGCCTAACTGTCGCGACCTGCTGAAAATGCTGGACGAGACGGTGGAGTTGCTCAACGACATGCAGATCTTGGGCGCGCTCGCCAAGAAGAACGAGAAGTTCAGTAAAGACATCGGCAAGGCCCTGGAGATTCTGAACAAGAAAGCCCAGGAAAAAGCTGATCCCGCCTTCTGGGGCTTTATTGGCGCGTACTTCAAGGTGGCCTCGTCGATTGCCGGTACGATCCAGCAACCGTATCTGGCCATGGCCTGGATGTATATCCGTTGTGCGATGGTGGTGGCTTCGCTCGCTGAACTCTCGGCCCTGGAAGACCCGAAGGACCGGATTGTCTCGGTCAAGTTCCTGGCCAAGCAGAACACCGAGTTTAGCAATCCCGCGATGGAAAGCTACGGCCTCACGCTGAAGGCTCTCAGAGCCGCTCAGCGCGCTTCGTCCTGACGCAGGCATAATCCCTCTCCCGAGCGCTACAAACGGTTTAGAGAGCCGTTTGAGCGTTCTGGGAGGGGTACTTATGTCGCCAAATTGTTGTGAGTCCAAAAAGGACACCGATTTCTCTTATTTCACGAGTCAACCATGCCTAAGGTACTCTTTACCAACGACGGAATCCGGGACTCCGTCATCCGGCCGGTGGTGCTGGACATCACACGCCAGCTGCAGGAATGGACGGGACTGGGTGCATTGCCGATCCTGTTTCCGGGCGACAGCGAAGTCGTGGCCCAGCCGGCTTCCACGATGGATGAGTCGCAGGGCTTTAACCAGGTCAACACTCGACCATTGTGGCGAGTCAACCTGCGCGAGGAACACCTCACCGACAAGCTGCTCGCGACGGCCGTGCACCAGATGGAATTCCCGGAATACTTCTACGACGAATCCCTGATGGTGTATCTGCGGCCCGTGTATTCGCCGGTGGTGCTCACCATGGAGTTCGAATACCGATCAACTGATGCGAACAACGCGCGCCGCTGGCGCGACGAGATCCGCAGCCGCGTGTCGACCAACCGCGACATTCGCACCCACATCATCAATTACCACTTCCCGATTCCGCAGGAGTTCTTCCCGCTGCTGGAGCATATCTGGACGCTGCGTGAAACCCAGGCGGGTTACGGGGATACGTTTGACAAGTACCTGGCCGATCACTTTACGCAAAACGTCACCAAGATTGCCACCCAGATCGGCACAGAGGAGCGCTGGGCGGTCGCTGAGCAGCAGGGCCGGGTGACGGGTCAGTGGGAGTTCCAGGACCTGCCTGACGAGCCCAGCAAGCAGGGTAACGATGGTGAAGCCTTCCGACAGGCCTTCTCGTACAAGATCTTCTTCGACTGTCCGATTGCCACCGCCGGTGACTATCCGGTACTGATTCACAATCAGCTGATCGACGAGAAGTACCTGATGTACCAGCCGAAGGACGACTTCCAGACCTTCGAGTCCCGCAGTCCCCGGTCGTTGACAGCACTGGGTGCGTTTGAAGTGGATCGGCTTGCCAAGCCCACCATCCGTAGCGGTATCCGCCTGCCGGAGTTTCATGAGTTCTATCCGCGCTCAGTGCCCAAGGCGACGTTGCAGGTGCTCTCGGCGCTGGTGGGGGTCGCAGTCAATCCGGACGGCACCAATAACCGCACGATCATGAACTTCAATGAGATCGATGAGAAGTGGGAGTTCCGTCCCGAATTCATCGCCTTCCTGAAGCACGAGTATCAGTGGCTCAACAAGTATTGTGAGTCATTCGTGAACGTCACGGTGTATGACAACCATATGCCGTTGCACCACTCGTTGTTCCACGTCGATGCGGACCTCAACGTGATTCTGGACTTCGAGCCGGATCTGCGTCGGACCTACTACGTGCGTTTGTCGATTGTGATGGACCCGTCGTATCTGACGCCCCGGGCGCGGGACTCCTCGCGCGATGACGCCAATGGCCTCACGCTGATTGGTGCAGCGCTCTGTCCGGACCTGGTCAAGTACAAGAAGCTGCCGCAGACGCTGGGCAACACGAACTATATCACTCGCGCGGAAGGCGAAAAGTTCTTCACGCGCATCCGCCAGTGCACCCAGACCACCAACACCGGTCACCTGTCGGACCACACATCCATTCAGTGGAATACGGTCATGATCTTCTTTATCGAAACGTATGACCGCAATCGGGTCAATGTAGCCGAGGTCTAACTATGCCTATTATTCAACCGCGGAAGGACGTCCCGCAACTGCCGCCCAAACCGGTCCTGACGATTGCCAAGCCCGACGCGAAGAATATCGCGGTGGACCTGAAGTACAATCCGAAGGAAACCCTGCTCTCGCACGTCGAGGGCATGTCCTGGACCATTGACTACTATAGTCAGGTGCTGGGAC